TGCTGAAAGTGAGGAATTTCCCATGATGACAATGGGGATGTGGAATGACGAAAATGGGGAAAAATGCTTGACGAAAAACACACGTAAAACCCGCTGTCGCGCCCAGATTCGCCCGCTGTCGCATTTTCGTTCCCGGCCTGACCGTTTCCTTGCCCCGGTTCATTTCCGGGCCGCCTCCCGCCACGTTCGGTGCCCGTCAGAAAAGATGTGCGTCGCAATGGACCTCGCCAATATCTCTGCCGCCTTGCGGTAGGTAGGGCTGCGGGCGTACCTTCGGATAGCCGCAGCTATTAAAAAAGGACTCCGGACCCGAGATAACTCGGTCCGAAGCCCTTCTATCATTCGCGCCAGCGCCACGCCGTAACGGCGCTCAGCTGATCGCTTTAATTGCCATTGTGGATATCTCATTTTTTCAGCTCATTAAATACCGCATCAAAAGCGTCCCCGGAAACATCATTCAAAAGAATGTCTGACAAATTTTTCTGCCGGTCTTCATCAAACCCGAGCCCCGGATCGTTGATTTTTTGCTGCAGGGCACCAACGGCCTTATGGAAATTACCGTCGGCCATGTACATCTCGGACTTCAGCATCATGGCCACCATTGCGTGGTCGTTTTTCCCCTGCTGAATGTACTTCTTGGTTAGGTCGTCCATTTTTTGACCAGAAGCAGCAGCGCCCTGCGTTTTTGCATACTTACGCGCAGCCTCGATCTTCGGTCTTGCCTTTTGCAGTGTGGCGGCGGATTCCGCAGCAGGCTTGGCCTGTTTTTCCTGCTTTTCTGAAGCCTTCATATAGGCTTTCTCGGCCTTGATCGCTTTTTGCTTTGCCATCTGCATAGCCTGCTTGTAAATTTCCGGATTCCGGTACAAGTCGTGCAGTCCTTTAGCATTCTCGGTAAAAGCTACATACCTGTTAAACGCGTCCTTGTACTCATTTTCTAACTGCTCAATGCTTTTTTCAGGTTTCGCAGCCTTCGGTTGCGGTTTGGGAGCCGGCTGCGCAGCCTTTGCCAACTCACGCATCGCTGCGATTTTCGGCCGCGCTTTTTCCAGAGCAGCCGCGCCAGCGATTCGTTTGTCATTTTCTTTTTTTATTGCTTCGTTTGCTTTCCAAGACGCCTCAATCGGATTGTTAAACTTCCTGCCTTTCATAGCAGGCGTAGCCTTGCTCACCGTCACACCACCGCCAGACGTGAACTGACCATTATCCGCACGGTTGTGCTTGGATTCGTCCCACTCGGCGTCCCAGGCACGTATCCGCCGCAGGTTTTCTGCACCTCTATCAGCCATTACGCGTACCTCCTACAATTTCATTGTGGTCATGTTAGCTCTGACTTTTTGAAAAGTCAAGCCTTATTTTTTAAAGTTGAGCAATAAAAAACTGCTGGCGTTTAACCAGCGGTAAAGAGTTATTCTTTTTTTTCGGCCCAGCGTTTTTTATACTCGTTCAGAGATAGCTTGTTCGCACAACCATCCCAGTCAGGATCATCTTCCTGAACAGGGTCGTCCATCCAATCGCAAACCGGGCAAACCCTAAAAGTGTTCCCGTTCGGGAATTCATATTTCCCGCAGACCGGGCACATATGCGGCAAACTTAAATCTCTACGGTTCATTTAAATGCCCTCCAAATCTTTCCAACGTTCATAGTACTTTGCTCCATCTTTGGGCTTAAACATTGTATAAATTCCGTTTTCGTCAGCCTTCACAAAATCGTTTGTTTTAGGATCATACCGAGCCCACTGCCCCGTTCTGGTAGCATAACCTCGTATGCCACCAGGTGTACAAGGCGACTCTGCCAGCTTAACAGCCCGATCCTCATACTGATTTACCGTCCACCCGGGGTACTCATTGCCATGATAATGGATACTGTTTTTATCAACAAAATGATTGTTAAGGTCGTCTGCCGTAGCGAACCCCTTAACCTTCATGACGTTTACACCCGTCGCTGATACCTTACCACTCTTGACCGCGTATTGCAAGTCGTTTTTTACAGTTTGTGTGCGGGTTCGGTTTTTATTTGCCGGCAAAGAGGATCGTGCCCCGTGCCCTTTCCCAAACTGCCCGTTGTCCTTTCTTGGGTGAGCTGCCTCGTTCCAAACTGCGTCCAGCACGTAAAACCCGCTGTCGCGCCCAGATTCGCCCGCTGTCGCATTTTCGTTCCCGGCCCGACCACTTCCTTGCCCCGGTTCGTTTCCGGGCCGCTGTGGCGGTTTTGGAGCGTCGGTTTTTTCTCCGCCCCCAAAATCCATGCCCGGCGGCATCATTTCACCCGGGTCCTCGATCTCATCCGGTGCTTTTTCGATGTCTTCGTCGGTAATGTTCGTCCAGACGCCGGTCCGCTCTGACTGCCGCTTCAGCTCTTGCAGGCCGGTACGCTTGGATATCATGCCGGCATTCAGCGCAGCCACCACATTGTCGGTGCCGGTCTTCGCCAGCTCCATGCGCTCCTTATCGGACGGCTCGCTAACCGGATTGAAGTCGAAGTCAAGGTCGTCCGGTACCGCCCCAAACATCGACACCATGAACGGCGGCAGCAGCTTATTCAGGATCGGCCGCAGGATGCTCTCCTGCTTTTCACCAATCATGTCGTAGTAATTCTGCAGGTCGGATTCACCCGTAGCGTTTAACCCCGACGGACTCCGGCCGAACAACTTTGTAACCGGAATCTCGGCAGCGCCGGAGACATCCATTATAAATTGCTGATAGCAGTCAGCCAGGCCGCCGAACGTATACTGGTGTGTTTCAAAGCCGTCCGCAGCGTCCATGATTTGGATTCCCATGTTGGACGCCAGCCAATTCTGTGCGGTCAGCGTGCGGTACAGCTCCGCCTGGCTCTGCGGGTCGGTGGCAGCAAGCGTCTGCCCGATGTCATTCATCTTCAGCACCCGCAGGTTTGCGAGAAACGTCAACTGCGCGATGTTCCAAGAAACATTATCGCGTTTTTTGAGCTCGTCAAACACCGACTCGATAACCGACGCGCCCCAGTACAGCTCCGCCTGGCGCTCCCAGAACGGTAGGTTATTACCAACAAACCGGATGCAGCGCGTGTGGTGCACCCGCGTCATGGCCCCGTCCACCGGGTCGGTCACGATGTACGCGTCAGGCAGCCCATATTCTGGATCTGAAATATCGTCCACCAGCTCGCTGGACGGACTAACACCATTCCATCGGTCCAGAATCATAAGCCCCTTAAAGTCCCCCGGAACCATCTCCTCCAGCGCCAGCGGCATGGCCAACTGCTCCGGGCTGCCCTGGCCTTTGATCAGCATGATGCCAATGGCCCCGCCATACAGACGGCCCCAGCACAAGCCCTCCTGAATCTTTTTGATGAGCTGTGTGCGTCGTAGCTCCACGTCTAGGATCACCCCGCGCATGCGGGGAATACTTGACTTTTCAATTTTTTAGAGTTACTATCGCCATGGGAAGTGAAATCATGGCAGAACGGCGTAAAATTGACAATGACATGAGTGATAACACCGGGATGGTGTACTTTCCGGATTGTAAGGGGTGCGTGTTTGCGGCGCATGGGAATAAAATCACGCCTGGATACACGAAGTCGGTATGCGATGTGTACCCCAAGTTAAAACCGATAGCCTTGATGAACGGCGGACAATGTAAATACTACGACGAAGCAGACGAATAAAAAATCTTACCCCGGACTTCGGTCCGGGGTCTTTTTTTGTTTCCATTGCATTTTTCCTCACTTTCCCTGTTTACGTCATTATAGGATCACCCCCGCGCATGCGGGGAATACGTTGACACGCTTCAACGGCGGCTTGTCTCGAATGAATCACCCCCGCGCATGCGGGGAATACGTCTGATCACCTACCTTCGCATTAGTATCGCTGGGATCACCCCCGCGCATGCGGGGAATACTTGCCGGTTGTCGCATCGAAGCTGTGGGTATGAGGATCACCCCCGCGTATGCGGGGAATACCCCACGGTCGGCACGCTCGTTGCGCCCGTCACGGGATCACCCCCGCGCATGCGGGGAATACTGGAG